TCCATCAGCGACAGGTTCACAAAGTGATCCATCGCAACATTGGCAAGCTGGGCATCCTCGTCGATGAGGGTGCGCCACATGTGCAGGTGCTGGTATGCCTTGTGCTGCTGCTCGTGCAGGATGAGCAGCCGCAGCTGCGGGTCGGTTAGCGTTTGGACAAACGCGTCGCCGTACCACACATCCCACCCGTTAGTGCGGGCAGTGGGTGAGTCGTCTACGGTCGTCTTGCCGCACGCCATGAGGCCGCTGTAACGGCAGAAGCGTGGGTGCCGCATGATGGCAATCTTGGCCTTGTTGATACGGTCGGTACTGTTCATGGTGTCTCCTTGGTTGATAGGTGGTTAGTCCCGGTAGAGGTAAGTGTGTCCGTCGATTTCAATGGTTTGGTAGTCCGACTTGATGTTCTCTGCGGTTTTTACCCAATCAATCTCGATATACCACGGCATCTTGCTGGGTATCTCTCCGCAATCCTCCAGCATCTCTCGGGTGTGATCGACGAAGTGTTCCTCATGCACAAGGTAGTCGGCACTGCCTACCTCTTCGAGGATGTCGAGCAGCTTGGCGTACTCCTCACCCTCAGACTGTTGTGCCTCCCACACAGCGGCAGTCTCCTCGCATAGCTGGTCGTAGTCGGCGTGGTCCTCGTCGATGCCTGCCTCCTCGCACGTCTCCTCGATGAACGCAGTGCGTTCATCCTCAAGCTCTGACAGTCTGCCGCGCAGGTCGTCGGTGGTTATGATGTCAGCGGGTTTCATTTAATACCCCTCATCTGTTTCATCTTGTTTATCGGTTAGAAGTTCATCAGGTACAGATATTTCAGGACCCATCACGACTGCAACATAGCAGCGCAGGATAGCTACCAGAAATGATGGGTGGCGCATAACCACTTCGCACTTGCCTCTGACATCCCACCCTGCAACTGACCACCACTCGCCTTCAGGGTTCCAGAAAGATTCAAACCCCTCGCGTTGAATAATTGGCCCGGCATTTGTCCAGTCCAGATAGTCGGCTGAACATTGACCGCTCCAGTCCGTTTTCTCGCGGTACCACTCACACTTGCCAACTGCCCAAATAAGGGCGGCCCCGTCTAACTTTCTAACTTCAATGATCTTGCTCATCTTCTCTTCTCCTTCAGCAGTGCGGTCTGTAGTTGGGTCAAGTCTCGCTGGTGGTCATACATCTGAGGGCGGGGGATATAGGATCGGCTGATGCGAGCCGGGCTCCAGTCTTTGTGCAAGCGCACAACAGTGCGTCCGTTGGACGTGGTTTCAATGCGTAGCATGGTCGTCTCCTAGGGTTACGTATTGTTCAAGGGCTTTGATAAGTGTGTGTCGGTTAGCTGCGTTGTACGTCGGGTCTTTCAGGTACTTGATAGCGATGCGTATGAGCTCCTTGGTAATTAAATGCTGCTGTTGGTAGTTAGTAATAAGCTCGTTTACGTTCTCAGCCAGCTCGGTCAGTTGTTTGTCCATGGTCTAACGGTTAGAAGATTTAACGTGGGCGATGAGTTTCTCCATCTCGGGCACCTTGTAGTCCGGCCATTGCTCCTCGGGATACTCGCCTTTGATAGTGTCGACAGCGATCTCAAGGTAGCGCAGCAGCTCGGGAGCGGCGGCGATAAGACGTAGATTCGCCTCGTCTTCGGGCAAATTAGTCAGTGTCAAGTCAGCAATCGTATCGTTGTCGTTATACAGTTCGCAGCGACCCCAAGAGGTGCCGATGAACCAAGGGCCGGGTGTGTGTTTGCTCATATCAATCTCCGGTCTAACGGTTAGAAAAACTTGCCCAGCTCAGTGGCCTTCTTACGGAACGCTGCGTTGGCACAGGCCATGGGTGCCTTCGCTCGGTTGCCTGCCAGCGTGGTGACGAACAGCGCAACAGCCTCGAACGTCGTCCAGCGTGAGACGTAAGTCATAAACGCCGTGAGGTTGTCTGGCTTGGCCTCGGACGCCAGCCCGAATGCCAAGATAAAGTGTGCCGCTGCGTCGGTGGGCAGCCGTGTGGTGTCAGGGGCTTTGGCTATCTCGTCGGTGGTAGGCAGCTTATCTGACAGGCGCAGCAGGGCGTCCATGTCCCGGGCAGCTGACTCACCCACGGTGCCAGCGAGGGCAGGCAGTAGGGCTTCGCCTAGCGTCTGGCGATGCCGGACGATATGGGACGCATGGGCAAGGCTGCGTGGGCTACAGAAGGCACGGGTACTACCTGTCAGTGGGTTGAAAATATACGGGTTCTTGGTGTCCGGGTTGTCGGCGTAGCACTCGAACACCTGCGGGTACTGCTGGGCAAACGCCAGCACCTCGGGTGCGATGGCAGCGTGGGGGGAGTTAGTGGCCCACTGTATCCACTCCTCAGCCGTGGGGTTGGCTACGGGTATGACCGTCATGCGGTTGTACGCATGGGCCGGCATGTTGTCACCCACACCGTCGGTGTCGAGGTTAGTCGTGGCGAAGACGATGGAGCCCGTGGGCAGCGGGTGGTCAGCGAGACGGCGCTCTAAGAGGACGGGCAGCAGCATGTTGAGCACAGGGCGGGACGCCTTGCCCAGCTCGTCGAGCATAAGAAGAGTGGGGCGTGGCTGGTGCACACCGAACCGCACGTTGGGAGCATACGACGTGGTGGGAGTGTCTGAGGTACGGTCGATCATGGGCAGGCCGAGGTCGCCTAGGTCGAGGTTGGCACAGTCGACATACGCAGGGTGGTAGTCAGGCATATGCCGTGCGAGGGTGTGCAGGATGCTCGACTTGCCGATACCCGGCGCACCGCGCAGGAGGATAGTATTAGTGTGACCACATGTTTGCACGAGGGCAGTGGCTTGCGACAGGGTAACTTTCATGGGTAAGTCTCCGTTGTGAATAGATAGGTGAATAGATACGAGGTCTAACAGTTAGACCGAGGTCACGTCCGTGGGCACCGTGCGGTACATGTCAGCTCGCACCATAGCCGCCAGCGTGCGCTTGGCCTCGGGCAGTGTGCCTGTGCGATAGGCTAGCCACGTAGCCACGGCTGGCCACAGCTCAGGCTGACTAGTCAGCACACGGCGCAGGGTGGCAGGGTCGTACAGCCTGTGGGTGGAATAGGCTTGGTACGCCTCATCTGAGGATACTGGCACGGGTGCGGATGCGGCGTCGTATAGGAGTGGGAGAGTCTGGAAAAACTCTCGGGATTGGGCAGTGAATGGGCGTGATTGGGCAGTGTCGATCCTCCTAGCGTTGAATGGGCGCGGTTCGATGGGCTGGTAAGTGTCTGGGGACAGGGTGATGTTGTCGTAAAAGGCGTAGGTTGTGTATGAGGGTGGGTCAGGCAGACGGGTACTGTAGTGTGCTATGCACCACTGGTTTAAGCCGAAGAGTCGGCGTGAGTGGACACGGACTGCTACGCGTAGCAGGCCTAGGGCAGCGTTTATGGTGTCTCGGGTGGGGTTGGTATGGTAGCCGCCCGTGTTGAGCGTGATGGTGCCGTCAGGGCTGACGGTGAGGACAGATGTCCGATGGCATATGACATGCACATGCCCGGAGGTAGGCACCACGCGCTTGCTAGTGTCACGGCGACGGCTGGGGTCGAGCGGGGCGCTGTGCATGTAGGCACCGCGCTTGTACTGGTGGGCATGGAAGTGGTTGATGAGCTTGGCGTAGGCATTGGGACTGTTCATGATGGCTCCTTGGTGGTTGGTGGTTGGTGGTTGGTGGTCTAACGGTTAGACGGGGTTACAGGGGTATGTGCTTGGGGTTGAGCTGGCGTAGCATGGTGCGGTCGGTGACCGGCACGTAGTTCGATTTGTTTAAAGGCACGATAGTGTGTCGTCGTGCTCGTGCAGCACGCTCACCGCATGTCAGGCACAGGGTGTACCCTAGCGCGGCACGGGCAGCGGCTATCGGCGCGTCGCAGTCGATGCAGGCAGGTCTAATCATTAGACGATCTCCGTAGTGGTTAGTGGTGTTGGCTCGGTCAGTGTAAGTGTATTATAGCATAATATAGCTAGTTTGTCAAGTTGTGGGCGTAGCCTTGAGCCGTGCGACGATCTGTTGCACGCGCTGGCGTGACAGGCCGTAGAGGGCACCAGCCTTTGCCATACTCATGCCCCCTAACACACGCTGATATAGGTCTCGGTCACGCTCAGGGTGATGCGAGGGGGGTGGGGCAAGGGCAAGCCCTAGATCGGCAGCGGGTGAGTGTTGCAATGTGGTGATGAGGTCGGCAAGGGGATAGAGGCGTCCGCCGTGCGTAGCGTAGCGCACACCTTCAATAAATTGTATAGGCAGGGGGATGCCGTCGAGCGTTGGGATGAGTTCGAGTCTAACGGTTAGAACCATGATGTAAGCCCATTTGTACGTTGTGAGGGTCTTATTATACATGAAAGTAGCAGGTTTGTCAAGTTAGTAACTGGCGGGAAAGCGAGTGGTCAAAGCGTCAATTTAATACACGTTTATTTGGCGTTTAAAGCAGTTTTGGGTGTAAGTAAAAAACAGGGGTGTGTTACAAGTCGAGAGTTTAAAATCAAAGAGTTAGCGAAATCCGATGTATATTGGGTAACTTCGGGCAAGGTATAAAGTTCCTCTTTTGGGGCTGGGAAACGGCAATAAAATCAAGGCTGTAGCTGTGTAACAGTACTTGGGGTTTTGGGGAGGAAAAAGGCGGGGGCCAAAAAGGACGAAAAAACGCGCGAGTGTTATATCTGATGCTAATGGGGAAAAGAGGGGTCAGGAAAATTCCCGGCGGCGCTAGTTTTTTCGCGTTACATCGTTACAATAAATAAATAAATCAATCTATCTTCTTCTTCTTCTAAGCGTTGCACGTTACGGATCAATCACTTGCATGGGTACGTAATACTAACAATAGGCGTAACAATTTTAGTGTTACGCCTGTGACCCTAAAAGTTACCTTGTTACACGTCTTTTGGCTCGAAGATTGCGCCCCCGTCTTCGGTGCGAAACACCGTGTATGGGCCTGCTCCGACCCTGCAAAACGCCTTCAGTTGCGCTTTGGTTGGGAATACCTGCCCCAGTATTGCCAGCTCTTCTGCGGTGACCCTTACGCCCTTTGTACCCTTCTCTGGGATACGCGTGACGGTCAGGCTCCCGTCCGGGTTTGTTTTGCACTTCATCCGCTTGCCTGACTGGCTTGCATACACGTGCACGTACCGCTTGGCGCGATCCGCCAGTCCTCTGTAGATGGTGCAGCTCTCGCCCACTGCTAGATTCTTGAACGGCCATTTCAATCTGCTAAACATGCTTTCTCCTTTGTACGTCTAACAATTAGACACTACGAACAATACAACAATGTTTAGAGTAGCACAACCCGCCCACTCGCTCGCCCGCTCGCAGGCACTATGACGCCTCCCCCGCTCGCAGCTCACTCGCTCGCCCAAAAGCACTATGACGTTTTGCCCTGCAAAACGCAGGGCGCAAAAAAGCCCGCCGAAGCGGGCTTGGTTACCAGTCGAAGAGCCAGCCTACTACTAACACAATTACAAACCCTGCCATGCCTAGCAAGATCAAGTCCTGTTCGATTGTCATATCTCCCCCCTAAAATCCTCCTCCAATTGCCATGCGACCAGCGCATCGCACTGCGCAAGCGCATCCTTTACTACAACATCAATCCGATGCGCGAGATCGGCGGGCAGGGTGCCCGATGAACGGCATTCGAGTAGCAAGGCCAAAAGTTCGAACATGGTTTTCCCCCCTTATCCGATAGCGCGCTCTAGCGCGGCAGATGCATTCCGGAATGCTTCTAGTGCTGAAAGATAGTCTTGCACTACAGTTTCCGGTACGTCGCAATTGAATGATGACTCTTCCCCCGACACTGCAGGGGCAATTACCAAAATCTGCGTGTCTTTGACATCATACGTGATGAACATCACATCCCCCCTTAGTCTACCCGTTAGAAACCCCGCGCCTTGCGACGCGGGGCGAACCTATTACTTAACTAACAAATTATTATCCGCGAGAATATCCGCAATATCATCTGCGCAGGATTCGTTAAGATTGCGCAGCATGCTGACAAGGCGCGTCGCATGTAGTGCCACTTCGTGACGCGTCAGCACCTTTGCGGGCTCCACCTTTGTCTTTTTCCTACCGCCTGTTTTCTGCGACACAGGCGCAGCATCAATGGCCTTGCGCACTGCCTCATTGGCCTTTTCGGCCTCGATCTTTGCCTGTGCAGCTGCGAGCTTTGCCTCTTCGCTTTTTGATTTTGCGGCTTTAGTCGCTGCGGCTTTCGCGGCTTTTGCCTTTTCTGTTGCCTCCGCCTCCGCCTTTGCCAGCCTTTCAGCGTGCGCGGCTTCGCGCAAAGCCTGTGCCTCTTTCAAGTGTGCAGCATACAAGCCGGGGGCGAATGGCTTACCCTTAAGCATGGCGATTTCCATACTCTTCGCGTATGCCTGCCCGGTCGAATAAGCCAGCTTGCCAGATGCTAACGGCGTGACGCCAGCTTGTTGCTCGCTCTTTGTGAGCGTGCAAGGCAAGACAACCTTTTCCATAATGCCAGATACGGCGACCTTGGGCGCGATGCCTTCATTGATCGCGTAGTCCAGCAGGCGCTGGATGATTTTTACGCGCTCTGAATCCGCGCGCGCTGCGGCTTGCGCCACTGCCGTGCCTGCGTTTGCAAATTCCCCATAGGCGCGAATTAGTATGCCCTCGGGCATTGTCTTAATGACTTCCATGGTAACCTCCGTCGTGATAGCTAGGCGCAGAATAAAACCCTGTCACGGCGCGCCGTGAAACCGTGACAGGGGGGAAAATCTTTACGCGGGCACAAAGCCCGCGTGACGGAAGACCGAAGTCTTCCGAACGCTACCATCGGGTAGCGTCTCTTCTCGCGTCTCACGGCGCGAGAAGGCGAAAACGGGATCAAGACCCCAGCCTTCGATGGCCGCGATAAGCGAGCCCATCAAAAAGGGCGCGCCACCTATCATGACGGACACTTTGGGCCCATGGCCCACAATCCCTTGGGCCACGTCCGAGAGCGCGTGCGCGCGCTCCCAGATCGTGATGCGATCTGGGAGCTCTTCGAAGGTGAGCAAAGCGCTCACCTTCGCCCTCAACTCTGAGGGCAGGTCGACCACACCTGCCGCGATCTGGTCAGGTGTGGCGGTGTGCTGGGTAAGGTTAATAATCATAACTAAACCTTTCAATATCTAGGCCATTCGGACGGCTGGCCGTGTTGCCGTGTTGATGAGTGAATTATACGCGCACTAGGCAAAATGTCAATAGTCTAACAGTTAGACCGATTCGGGCTGGCGCGCACCCACCCTACCCCCACCCCCCGCGCTGGCTGATGGGACTCCGCACTCCTGCTAGGAGCTGAGTTTCGTATTCACAAATCCCACCACTCCGCTTAAGTTGACTCAGTACATTCCAAGACCTCTCAGTAAAATTTTAAAATGGGCTGGCGCACCATAAGTTGACTCAGTACACTCCAAATCACTCAGCAAAACTCAAAAACCACCCAAGTTGACTCAGTAAAATTTTAGCAAAACTCAAAACCGCTTAAGTTGACTCAGTACACTTACGTTTGGAGCCATACGCGCTTGCACGTAATAAAAATCATGCTATAGTCAGCCTATCGCCCTTTCGTGGGTTGCCTATGTATACGCCCGTAGTGGATACAGACATTGAGTTTGCCACTTATCAGCCTACGTTCGAGAATTTGCAAGCTCGCGTCGAGGCCGCTTTTGCTTCGCTTGCTGAATTAGAGGCTGATGTGCAGGTGTCCGACAAGGACATAGCCACTGCCCGGTCGGTGTTCATGGGAACCAAGGACGCCACAGAAGTGGACCTCTCAAGCCCGGGGACGGTAGTGCATCTGAAGGCGATCCTGTCGGAATACGACAAGCAAGTCGTCGAGTCTGCTGCACAGCTGCGTACTTATATCACCAATAAGTTGGTGCTTGAGACTGCCCATACTGACCCACGGATTCGAATCAAGGCCCTTGAGTTGCTCGGCAAGATCAGCGACGTTGGCCTGTTCACAGAAAAAGCCGAGATCACGCTACGCCACCGCCCAACCGAAGAGCTGGAGCAGATGCTGCGCGAGCGTCTGTCAAAAGTCATCGAAGGGGAGGTTGTGCCTACCCCGCAGGCCCCCATGCAGCGCTACGAGTCGATAGATGATGCGTTTGCAGCACCTGCCTGACTCGGAAAAAGCTGAGCTGCTCGCCTTGCTCGACGAGCTGGAGGCCCGCAAGCGCGTGTCCATCTGCCAGAATGACTTTCTGGCGTTTATCGCAGCCCTCGACGGCAACTACAAGTTCGGCACGCACCTCAAAAGGCTCGGAGCTCTGCTGATGCAGGTCGAGCAGGGGCATAAAGACCGGGTTGCCGTGAGCATGGCACCGCGTATGGGCAAGAGTCAGATGATTTCCATCTACTACCCAGCATGGTATTTGGGTCGCCACCCCGACCATAAGGTAATTGTTGCCTCACACACTGCCGAATTGGCCGTGGATATGGCTCGGAAGGTGCGAAATCTGATGCAAACTGCCGAATATCGGCAGGTTTTTCCCAAAACGAGCATCGCCGCCGATGCTAAAGCTGCCGGAAAGTGGAATACGAGCCAAGGAGGCGAGTATTTTGCCATCGGCACGGGAGGTGCGCTGGCCGGGCGCGGTGCCGACCTTATTATTGTGGACGATCCGCTGTCTGAACAGGACATCAAAGCAGGAAATACGGACTCTCTGGACACCACATACGAGTGGTTTCGTGCCGGTCTGCGCACTCGACTCATGCCGGGCGGCAGGATTTGCATCTTGCACACCCGCTGGCACCAGCGGGACCTCATCGGACGCCTTATCAAGGATGCTGCGCTCAACCCGGACGGCGACCAATACGAGATTTTCGAGTTTCCTGCCATTCTCAACGCCGACCAGCCGGAAGACCACCCCGAGAACCCCCCTAAGTCGCTGTGGCCAGAGCAGTGGAGCCTCGACTCATTGCTGCGCACCCGTGCCAGTATGCCGGCGTGGCAGTGGAACGCCCAATACATGCAGAATCCGACCGCTGCGGACTCTGCCATTATCAAGCGCGAATGGATCAAGTGGTGGCAGCACGACGCCCCACCCAAGGTCGACTTCATTGTGCAGGCTTATGACACTGCGCTCACCACCAAGACACGGTCAGACTTTAGCGTGTGCCACACTTGGGGCGTGTTTTTCCATGAGGAAGACAATTCCACCAATGCCATCTTGCTCAACCGGGTCAAAGGCAAATGGGAGTTCCCCGAGCTCAAGCAGATGGCGCTGGAGCAATACCAAGAGTGGGAGCCTGACTCCGTGATCGTCGAAGCAAAAGCCAGCGGCCAGCCGCTGATCGACGAGATGCGCCGCAGCGGCATCTTTGTGCAGGACTTCAGCCCGGGCAAAGGGCAAGACAAGCTCGCCCGCCTGAACGCCGTGGCGGATATGTTCTCGGCAGGGCACGTATGGTTCCCAGAGACCTCATGGGCTCAAGAGACCGTGGAAGAAATAATTGCCTTCCCCGCCGCTGAACATGACGACGAGGTGGACGCCTGCACACTGGCCTTGGCCCGTGTGCGGCGCGGCGGGCTGCTGTCCCTGCGGACTGATAACGAGGACAATGACCCTGTATTCCGCCGCCGAGGAGGCTATTACTGATGGCTACCAAACCCACTACCACCCAGAAGTTCATGGGGCGTAACCAGTTGATCGACCGGCTGGCTGCTCAAGTAGGCGACCGTGCCCGAGCCGTTGCCATCCTGCAAGCCCGAGGACACCTCTACCCCGGCACGGAAAAACTTACACCTGCGGGCAGAGCCCGAGACCAGATGACTGCCGAAGAGCGTGCGTTGGACAGAGCTGCCCGTGCCACGGGCCAGCCCGCCTCCGCGTTCGCCTACGACCCCACAACAAATCGAGCAAGGATTAAAAATGGCAACAAACGTTGATAAGGCATTAACCCCCTCCGATCTCCCCCCAACCAGTGCCGAGCCTTTCCAGCTTGAGCTGGAGCTCGCCCCCGCCGACTCCGAACCCACCGTTATAGAGCTTGAAGACGGCTCGGTTGAGATTGATCTTGCCCCCGCTCGCACCCTCAACCTCAACCTCGGTGATGACGACGACGCCACGTCCAGCATCCCCTTCGATGCCAACCTTGCCGACTACCTCGATGACGACACCCTGTCCACACTGGCCTCGGACTTGATCGACGAAGTTGAGACTGACATTCAGTCGCGGAAAGAGTGGGTCGAGACCTACGTTAAAGGGCTGGAGGTGCTTGGGTTCAAGTACGAAGAGCGCATGGAGCCGTGGGAAGACGCCTGCGGCGTATACAGCGCCGTGCTATCGGAGGCTGCCATTCGGTTCCAAGCCGAGACCATGCAGGAGACCTTCCCCGCTGCCGGCCCGGTGAAGACCATGATCCTCGGAGACCCCACGCCGGAGAAAGAGAAAGCTGCGGAGCGTGTGCGTGACGACATGAACTACCAGATCACGGAGGTCATGACCGAGTACCGGACAGAACACGAGCGCGCGCTCTTTAACCTCGCGCTGGCTGGCAGTGTCTTTAAGAAGGTGTATTTTGACCCTAATCTTGACCGGCAAGTCAGCATTACTGTGCCGGCTGAAGATGTGATCGTGCCATGGGGCGCCACCGACCTCGGCAATGCCGAGCGGGTCACCCACGTGATGCGTAAGACCAAGCTGGAGATGCAGAAGTTGCAGGCGTCGGGCTTCTACCGGGACGTCGACTTGGGCGAGCCCCGGTCGTACCACACCGACCTTGAAACCAAGAAAGCCGAGGATGCCGGCTACACGCTAACCGATGACAACCGGTACGCCGTGTTCGAGTGCCACGCAGACCTTATCGTGCCCGGGTTTGATGGTGCCGAATCTCCCTCCGCCGTGGCCCTGCCCTCGCCGTACGTGGTAACGGTCGACAAAGGCACGCAGACTGTCCTGTCTATCCGCCGTAACTGGGAGCCCCACCTGCCCTCCCCAGAGCATCCCACGGGGACTGCGACCCAACGGCCCACGCCGACACCGCTCAAGCGCCAGCACTTCGTACACTACCCGTACGTGATTGGTTTTGGGTTCTACGGACTCGGCCTCATTCACATCATCGGCGGCTACGCACGTGCGGGCACCTCGATCATACGTCAGTTGGTGGACGCGGGCACGCTGAACAACCTGCCCGGGGGGCTTAAAGCCAGAGGCATGCGTATCAAGGGGGACGACACGCCCATCGCTCCGGGCGAGTTCCGCGACGTAGATATTCCGAGCGGGGCCATCCGCGACAACATCATGCCCCTGCCGTACAAAGAACCCTCTCAGGTGCTGCTCGCTCTGCTCAACCAGATCACCGAAGAAGGCCGACGTTTAGGTGCGATCAGCGATCTTAACGTGAGCGACATGTCGGCTAATGCCCCGGTGGGCACCACGCTGGCTATTCTGGAGCGCACCCTCAAGCCGATGGCTGCGGTGCAGGCGCGTGTGCACTACGCCATGAAGCAGGAGTTTAAGCTGCTGAAGGCGATCATCGCGGAGTATGCCCCCACAAGCTACGACTACGAGCCCGCGCATGCCCCCCGCCGCGCCCGGCGCGAGGACTACGCCACCACTGAGGTTATCCCGGTCAGCGATCCTAACAGCTCCACCATGGCTCAGCGGGTGGTGCAGTATCAGGCCATTATGCAGATGGCGCAGGCTGCGCCACAGATTTACGACCTGCCGTACCTGCACAGGCAGATGATCGAGGTGCTGGGTGTAAAGAACGCCGACAAGATACTGCCCATGCCCGAGGACCAGACGCCGAGGGACCCGATCAGCGAGAACATGGCGGTGCTCGTGGGCAAGCCGGTCAAAGCGTTTATCTACCAAGACCACGACGCGCACATCGCCGCCCACATGACGTTTATTCAGGACCCGATGATCGGCGCCACTATTGGCCAGAACCCGATGGCCCAGCAGATGCAGGCTGCCATCATGGCCCACGTCGCTGAGCACTTGGGCTACAGCTACCGCAAGCAGATCGAGGAACGCCTCGGTGTGCCCCTGCCGCCCCCTGACGAGCCCATGCCCGAGGAGTTCGAGGTGCAGCTCTCTCGCCTCGTCGCAGATGCTGCCAAGCAGCTCCAGCAGATACACCAGAGTCAGGCGGCGCAGCAGCAGGCGCAAGCGCAAGCCCAAGACCCGCTGTTGCAGATTCAGCAGAAAGAATTGACGATCAAAGAGCAGGACATCCAGCGTAAGGCTCAGAAAGACGCGCTTGACGCCCAGCAGGCTGACCGCCGCCTCGCGCTGGAGGAGCAGAAGCTCGCGCTTGACGCGCAGAAGAGTGGCGCGCAGATGCAGTCCCAAGACAGGCAGCACGCTGACCGTTTGAAGATGGACCTGATGAAGACCGTAGTGCAGCAGAAGCAAACTAAAAAGGAGAAATAATTGGCTAAGACGGTGTTTGGCGTCCTCCGAGAAAACTTGGAGGACGAGGTATTGCGTGTAAAAAGCCACCTTGCTGAAGGCAAGGCGGTTGATTACGCCACGTATAAAGAGTTGTGTGGGGTCGTCCGAGGTCTGACTCACGCAATGGCACTAATCACAGACCTTGAGCAGACTTACATGGACCAAGACAATGACTGAGCCGGAATACACCGAAGCAGAAATCGAAAACCAACTGCCTAAACCCGTTGGCTACATGCTGCTGATCGCCCTGCCACAGGTCGAGGAAACGTATGAATCCGGCCTCCTCAAGGATGCCAAAACGGTTCACTACGAGAAAGTGCTGTCGACCATTGGGCTGGTGCTCGACATGGGGCCTCAGGCGTACCAAGACACTGACAGGTTCCCTTACGGGCCGTGGTGTAAAGCAGGTGACTACGTGATGTTCCGCAGCAACAGCGGTACGCGGTTCACGTTCCGGGGGGTGGAGTACCGCCTCATGTCTGACGACAGCATTGAAGCCGTCGTCGCTGATCCACGCGGCATCAGCCGTCCATAAGGAGCTCACACATGCCCATGGAAAAGATTGAGTTTGAGTTTCCTGATCCCGACAAGGAAGAAGCCAAGGCCCCTGATGACGGGTTTGAAGTTGAGGTTGTCGACGACACGCCGGCCAAGGACCGTGGGCGCAAGCCTGCCGAGCCGCCGCCCGAGGTGACTGATGATGAGCTGGAAGGTTATTCCGAGAAAGTTAAGAAGCGTATCCAGCACTTTACTCGCGGCTATCACGACGAACGTCGAGCCAAGGAAGCTGCCCTACGGGAGCGCGAGGAAGCATTACGCCTTGCGCAAAACATCATCGAAGAAAACAAAAAACTTAAGCAGACCGTCAACCAGAACCAAGAGGCGCTACTTGAGCAGGCTAAACGTGCCGCGACTATTGAGCTTGAGCAAGCCAAGGCGCAATTCCGCGCTGCATACGAGGAGGGTGATCCTGATAAGGTCACGTCTGCACAGGAGTCGCTTACTTCAGCAAAACTTAAAGCGGATCGGGTAGCTAACTTTGCACTTCCTGCTTTACAAGATGAAGAAACTGCTGTAGAAAATAAGTACACCGCTCCGGCACAGCCGCAGAATCAGGTCGATCCCAAAGTCACTGCGTGGCAACAAGAAAATCCGTGGTTTGGGTCCGATGATGAGATGACGAGCTTTGCTCTGGGGCTGCACCAGAAATTGGTTAAGCAGGGCGTTGACCCTCGCTCCGACGAATACTACGACGCCATCAACCGTCGTATGCGCCAAGTGTTCCCCGACCAGTTCGAGGAATCTGAACCAGAAGAGAAACCCCGTCGTAAAACGGTGGTGGCTCCTGCGACTCGTACCACTGCGCCCCGAAAAATCGTGCTAACGACATCGCAACAGGCCATTGCCAAACGGCTTGGTTTGACTTTGGAACAATACGCCCGACAGGTTGCTGAAGACATGAGGAAACAAAATGGCTGAGAACAGAAATTCACGTGAAATGACCGCGCGCAAGCGCCGTTGGGCCCCTGCATCCCTGCTGCCTGATCCTAACCCGGAGCCGGGTTATACGTTTCGCTGGGTACGCATGTCCACGATGAATCAAGCTGACCCCATGAATGTTTCTTCCAAACTTCGTGAAGGTTGGGAGCCGGTCAAGGCGTCCGCACACCCCGAGATTCAGCTGGCTGCTGTCGAAAGTGATAAGCACCGCGACAATGTCGTGATTGGTGGTTTGATGCTTTGCAAAATCCCCACTGAAATGGCTGATGACCGTGATGCGTTTTATCGTACGCAAGCGGAAAATCAGATGCGTTCGGTTGACAACAATCTCATGCGTGAAAATGATCCTCGGATGCCGCTCTTCCATGAGCGCAAGTCGAAGGTTACTTTCGGTACCGGAACATAATTCAGGAGTCTTAAATGGCTTATCCTACAGTCGATGCGCCGTATGGCCTGCAACCGGTCAATTTGATCGGCGGCCTGCCGTTTGCTGGGGCTACCCGGCAGATTCCCATCGCTTCTAACTACGGCACCGCCATCTACACGGGCGACGTTGTGCAGTACAAGAACGATGGCACAATCATCATCACCACCCTGCAAAACCAAACCACGCCGGTTGCTGGTGTGATTGGCGTGTTCTTGGGTTGTTCTTACACCAACCCGGCCACCAAGCAGAAACTGTTCTCCCAGTACTATCCCGGCAGCATTGTGGCTGACGACATCGTTGCCTACGTGTGCGATGATCCCAACGCCCTGTTCAAGGTCGTGAACGTCACTAGCGCCGTGGCGGATAGCACTTCGGGCGGCCTGCTTCCCGCGTACATTAGTCGTGGCAATGCCATCTCTTGTAACGCTGAGCTCGTGCTGAACACGGGGCTTTCTACGACTGGCAACAGCCGCATGGGCGTGTTTATCAATAACGTGGCGACGATCCTGCCGATCCGCGTGGTTGACGTGGTGACAGACACCAAAGACAGCTCCGGCAACTTCGTTGAATTTATCGTTAAATTCAACGCTACCTACCACACTTACAACGCTACTGCTGGCGTCTAAGGAGAGTAAATCATGGCAATTTCTCGTGCCCAGCTACTCAAGGAACTCCTGCCCGGCCTGAATGCGTTGTTCGGTCTGGAGTACAAGCGCTACGGCGAAGAACACAAGGAAATTTTCGAAACCGAAACTTCCGAGCGTTCGTTCGAAGAAGAAACCAAGCTGTCCGGTTTCTCCGCAGCCCCGGTCAAAAACGAAGGCTCCGCTATTCGTTACGACAACGCGCAAGAAGCATGGACTGCGCGCTACAACCACGAAACCATCGCCATGGGTTTCTCGATCACTGAAGAAGCGATTGAAGACAACCTGTATGACAGCCTCTCGGCTCGTTATACCAAGGCGCTGGCTCGTGCCATGGCCTACACCAAGCAGGTCAAGGCTGCCTCCATCCTGAACCAAGCCTTCACAGGCGGCCCCACCTACGGTGACGGCAAGGTTCTGTGCGCCACGGATCACCCCCTGATCTCTGGCGGCACCAACAGCAACCGTCCCACGACGGGCGCTGACCTGAATGAGACCTCGCTTGAGGCCGCTGTCATTCAGATCGCTGGCTGGACGGATGAGCGGGGTCTGCTGATCGCTGCCAAGCCGCGCAAGTTGGTCGTTCCGCCGAACTTGATGTTCGTTGCAACTCGTCTCCTTGAGACCGAGCTGCGTACTGGCACCGCCGACAACGACATCAACGCACTGAAGAACAACGGTTCCATCCCCGAGGGTTACACCGTCAACCACTGGCTGACGGACACCAACGCATGGTTCCTGTTGACTGACGTGCCGAATGGCCTGAAGCACTTTGTCCGTACTCCGATGCAAACCGGAATGGATGGAGACTTCGACACCGGCAACACCCGCTACAAGGCCCGCGAGCGTTATTCGTTCGGCGTGTCTGACCCGCTTGGCATCTTCGGTTCGCCCGGCGCGTAAGCACCGCAAGCCCGCCCCTAAAAAGGCGGGCTTTTTCTTGACCCCGCTTGTCCTACGTGCTAAAACGTAGGTATCCGGGAGCTCCCGGTATATGCGACAGACCCGGCTGACTTCATGCAGACGCATATACCTAACCGCATGAGGGACAATATGGCTCTTACCACTTTCCAAGGCCCGGTGCGCTCCTTGAATGGCTTCTACGCCCAAGGCCCCGGTTCTGTCGTTAACGTCGCTAACGGCACCAACACACTTTCCTTGACCGTTGCCGCGCACGCTGGCAAGGTTCTGCGTACCAACGACGCTACGCTTATCCTGACGTTGCCCACGATCGTGGCTACGGCGGACCCGGTGACTTCCGGCCCCGGCTCTGACCCCAACACGCTGAACAACATTGGCGCAACGTACACCATCTTTATTGAAACCTCGGCTACAGCAGTGGCGATCAAAACTGATGGCACTGACAAATTTGTTGGTTCCATTCTGATGGTGGACACGGATTCTTCCGGCGCTGGCTATGGCTACGCTCCCGCCGCATCTAACGACGTCATCAACCTGAATGGCACGACGACAGGCGGCATTGCTGGCTCGCTCGTCATTATTACGGCGCTGGCGTCCTTGAAGTATTTGGTCCAGGGCGTGTTGTTAGGTT